CTTTACGAACACCCTGACGAGCACAACCTGCACCACGAACTTTACCGCTACGGTTATATGATTTTTTCTTTTTTATTTTCCCACCCTTCTTTTTCCCAGACTCCAATTCCTCTAGTTGCCTAGTTACTGCCGCGGCATCACCTTTCCTAGCTGGGGTACTATAACTCCTAGCCATCGGGGCATCTTTTCCATATTCACGAATAAGATCACGGTCTTGCATGCGTGATTCAGAAGCGGCTTCGGATTCGTCCATACGCGACTCTAACCCCGCCACACCCCTATCCCCATACTTTTCTCTTGAGGCTTTGATGCGCTCGATCTCCGCAAGTTCCAATTCACTTTGTAACTCTCTACTACTTCTACGTTTTTTCGGGCCTAATGTTAAACCCGAACGCTTCATCATCTTCTTCTGTTCTTTATCCCACCATTTTTTTTCTTCGTCTGTAAGTTTACCGCCTGTTTTAAATTTCTTAGGGGGGCGTCCAACTTTACTTCCGTATGTTCCCGGTCCGTATGGCATATCGAATTTCCTTCCTACACTCTGTGGTACGCCTACTTCTTTGGCGAATTTAGGATTATTAGCAACAGCAGCCATAAACTTTCGTTGTTTAGCACTCTTACTAGGCATTTACGCCTACTAACCTACATAGAACAACGTCATCGAAGACAGATTGGTTTGCGTGTAAAGTACATACCCACCACTTTCAAACACGATACCGTCATCAGGAACATAGGGATACTGTGTAGTGTTTGCAGAAGCTACAGTATTAAACTTCATACGAACGCTACCAGACGAAGAACCCTGTCTAAAGGTGATCGTACCCGCCGTTCCAGTATTAACAGCATAAAGCCCCCGGAGCCGTAGACGACCTCGGAATATAGGAGCGGCGATAGAAGTACCAGAACCAGCACTAACATCGCCAGCGGGGTCACCTACCGCTGCTATCTGACTAATAGTTGCAAAATAGGCTGAACCTGTCGCTGTACCAGCATTAGCACCTGTAATGGATTCAGTTGCAGCAGTGGCAGTCTCATCTGTGCCCGTTACTGTAAATGAAATACCTGAATCATCCCCGGCACTAAGAATAGTTATATTACGGGGTTGATCGAACGTAACCGCACCCCCAGAGGCAAGTGCGCCCCCAAGGACTAAGTTAGCACTATCAGCAACCCCCGCTGCCGTAGAAATACCATCAGTATCTGCTGTCGCAGCTTCTACAAATGTAGACTGAATATCAGAGGACATAATTTACTCCCCCTATGCAACCTGCACATACTCAATAATAAACGTGAAGGAACCGGCAGTAGTCGCATCTACAGTATTCGTAATATTGCAGTAGATGGTCCTTTCCGCTGATGCGTACTGCACGGAGGCGGGAGCCGTAGTGGTGCTTTCTGTCTGTGTAACCAGAGAAGGCAACGTCACGTTGCCAACTACGACAGTTGTACCACCATCAAGAATCTGGTCAGTAACAGCCGCTACAATCTGTGCGCCAGAGCTAGATGTTCCAACTTCATAACCAATATCACCGGTCCCAATAACAGGAGCCGTAACACAGAATATCTTGATATTGGTAATGATGGTGTTAGCGGGCTGTGTAAACTCACCAATAGCCGGGCTGTCACCAGCCGTAGTGTTGACAGTAACGCCTGTAGCGTAGCCAACATGCTTGATATACTTATTGGTGAAAATACCTGTAGATGCTTGGGAAGAAGTTTCAGTAACAACCCCCGTATTAGCGGCTACATTTATAACCTTGAAACCGTTTTCAGAACGGACGGAACCGTTAAACGTCGTATTAGCCATGTTCATCTCCTGTCTTGGCTAGTGTCAGCCACATAATATGACTGTCAGGGATTATTTATAATATAACTAAAAGAAGGGGGTAACAAGTACCCCCCTCAATATTTTAGTCTTACGCGCCGGGCGATCCGTAAATTCCAAGTGGATCAGACACGCCGAAAGAATAACGCTCACGAGCTTTATAACGACTGTTGCCCGTATCAAAGTCAGCATCCATAGATGTCTGCATCGAAGTACGAACAAAGTGTTTAAGACCGTTAGGAACATCAGTCATAAGGAACCACGCATCCGTATCAGTTAGATAGTGGTTGACTGCATACCCTTCAGGAACAGCACCATTGTTCTTCAGGGCATTGATGTCGTTATCAGCGGTGCTTACACGGCCCTCGGTCTCCAACAACCGCGTAGCAACAAACTGCAATGCGGGCGGGATAACGAGTTTCTTTGGGCGAGCCGCGATCAACAGGCCACGCTCATCCGTCCAACCAGCGATATCAATAACGGCGGCTTCCAGAGAAGTCTCGTTAAGGTCCGCTGCCGTAGACGGCGTATTTGCGTTAGTACCACCACTAACGAGTGGGTGGGTAGTAGCACAAAGAGCTACGCCATCACCGTAGGTGGTAGAGAAGGCATCATTAAGAATAGTAGCTGCCTTAACCTGTTTCGTGTACGCCATAGCACGAGCCAGCGCTTTCGTATAACGAGCGGAAAGCGAGTCATACAAATTATCTTCAATAGCTTCCTCGGTAACTGAGAAACCCATTGCAACTGTTTCGTGCGTATAGCGAGCCGTCCATGCCTCTTGAGCATTGTCATATTCGATGGCAGAGCCCTCGTCCTTGACAGGTGCCGCGGAGAACCCGGACAGTTTGGTTTCTTCCTCAAAAGAACGATCCGAAGATTCCTGTTCGAAAATCTCCTTATGTTCTTCACCGTACTTTGCATACTCCATACCAAATAGAGCATTGAGGCCGGGGAGGAGTTCTTTGAGTAATTGTGCTCTTGAAATAGCCATTTTACACTACTCCCCTAAACGCCGGTTGTGTTGGTGAGCATATGACCGGCATTCCACTTAACAAGCGCTTCTGGGAAGGCTGTTGCGGAAGTTTTGGTCTCAGTCACAACATCTACTACACGAAGTGGGAAAGTGTTCGTGGTAGCGGAAGTAGCATTACCAGCAATCTTTGAATTGCCAGTAACAGTACTACCGGTATTNTCTACCATCTGCAAATTTGCCCCAATATCGGTAATAGCAAGGCTAGACATAGTAGTTCCAGACGAAACTATAGCGACTTTGAACAACACGTTCGGGTCATCGACCACATACGCAAAGGCATCACTAGCAACCGTACCAGTGGGCCAATACTGCTTGAACGTGGGTTGAGACGTACCGGGATCGGTAAAAGTACATCCCATAAAGACACCAATTGGTGTCATAGCTGCATCCGCGGTGTCCCGCGAAACAGTGCCGCCAGTTAAGAGTTGGACAGCATCCCCATAAAAAATGCTAGTGGTTTGACCACTAGCAATTCGATACAGTCGAGTAGCACCATTATATGGAGAGTTGTCAAGCATCTTAACCGGTCGAAGTCCGTAAGGACCATCAATCGTAGGATAAGCCATAGCTTAAACTCCTAATCTACAGTTAAGTTCCATTGCCAAAGGTGACCTTCGATTGCCTATCATTAAACAAAGGCATACGAGGATCGTTTTCTCTCATGAGGTTGTTATCCACAGAGGCAATCTGCGCTTTACTCTGTTCTGAAAAATAAGTATTGCGCTCGTTAACCATCTCTTTCGGAGCTTTGCAAAGCATTAACCCACCAATTACAACATTATCTTTGAACTTTTCTTGCTCAATGGTAACCATTGTAATCTCAGGATGGTCTACTGCCTTAACCGGCTCCCAACCTTCACGTAATTTTGAGGAAACATTAGTGGCGTCAACCGCTCCTTGCGTGGCGACACGTACCCAATGAAATTCATAACCCGGCTCGGGGGTAGGTGCAGGAAGTACCTGTGGCCTCTGCCAAGCTCTCTTACGGGCCGTTTTTTCTCTTGTGTCGTGTTCACGATCAATACGATTTTCAGCCATTTGCTTTCCTCATCTCAATTGCAACCTGTTTGGCGTAATCTTCAAGTTTGACCCCTAAACGATTCGCTAGGTCTACCTGTGTTTGCGTTAATCTCACCTTCTTAGGTGAAGTGCTCCGCGTTGCGGGGGCAACCACATTTGCCTGACGTTTTGCGGCCTTTCTCTCTGGTCTATCGACATCCTCGAAATTTTCGGGGAATATTTGCTGCATACGAGCATTAATAGCATCGTAGTATTCATCACTCTTAGGGTCCATGCCCTGTTTGACAAGTTTACTATGCAGCCCCAGTGCAAAACTTGTCATTTCGTCATCGTGACCGAACCAAGTATTAGCTTTTGCCCATTCCTGTGCTCGCTCGTCAACCGGTACTGGGGCGGATTCTTCTATTACACCTTGTTCTAAAGGTGTTTCTTCTTCTTGTAAAGAAGGAAGTTGTATATTTCCTAAACGATCTGCTTTTATCTTAGCAGTCGTCATACTTTCTTGCGCTTCTACTACAGCTTCAGTATCACCGGACTCATATGCTTCCTTATAAGCACGTTTTGCTTCGTCTAATTCAGTACCCGCAACACGTTTGGCTTGGTCCAGAAGAACAGTCTGGTTCTTATTAACGGAAGTTTTCAGCCCCTTGTTCTCGTCAACAAGTTTCTGGGTATACCGTTCAAGTTCTTCCCGCTCACGGAACGCTTGCTCTTTAGCCCTCCGTTCATCGTGATATCCCTTGCTAAAATGCTTTATCCGTTTGCGAACCTTATCGGAATAATCCTCAAGTTCTTCGTCCGTAACCTCTTCTGGAGGTTCTGATACGGTACGATCCCTGTCAGCCTTGGGAGTGTCATCAACAACTTCGATTTCAATTTCATCATCAGGCTTATCAGGTTCTTTTCCGGCGGCGGGGGTACCCCCAGATAAATCTACATCAAGCGCGCTTGATGGTTTTACCTCAATTTCAGCGCTACCATCTTCTTCAGGCTCTGGGAATTCAAACTCTACTTTCTGGAAAGGCATAAATTATCTCCTATGCACGCGAAACACCGCGGGGGTCTTGCACAATGGCTTCGATAGAATCATCGTTCATCAAACGATATTCTTTACCACCAATAACGAACCGAGTACCAGTATTAGCCCGGAACATTACATAATCGCCTGCTTTGCACCAAGGTCCAGTAGAAAACCTGTCTTTATCGCTATAGGCTTGCTCACCCATATCAAGGACAAGTCCGATAATGGACATAATTGCTTCATGATTCTTGGTTGTTACAGATTTTAATATACTGGTAGTATTATATGTATCTTCTACCTCCGGCATCGCTACAAGTAGGTGGTAACCGACCGGTGTAGGTAGTTGTGCTTCTAATTCCTCATCTATTACTTCAACAGGTTCGGATTTAACCGCTAATTTAGTCATCTTCGTCTTCCATATAATTACGCGAGAGGTCTTCTACGAAAGAATGCGCGGTTTTGAGACCCCGAATTAAACCACACACATCTCTATACTGGGCGTAATCTTTAGCGCCGCCACCAGCAAGAAATTCCGTTGCAGAGGATTTTTGTTCCCCGATACGATCTTTAAGCACGTCAAAGACGGTTTTTGCCATAGATTAATTCACTTCCTTATATTAGGAGGGAGAGTAGTCACTACCTTGAATATCTCAAGATCGAGTTTATCAGACTCTTTACGTGTATTAGCATCGACCTTTAACTTCTCTTTCTTAGCATCCAAGACCATTTCGGTCTTATCTATTTCTACCTGCTGTGCGGCTACAGCTACATCGGCCATGTCTTTTTGGGCCTTCCGCAATAAATCTGCTTGCTGTAGTTGGGAATCAGCTTGGTCTTTTTTAGCCTTACGGTCCACTTCAGCCTTCTTGGCTGCCACTTCTTCTCTACGGAGTTGTAGTATCGGGTCTTGTGCCTGTTGCTCTGCCTGTTTCTGTGCCTGTTGTTGCTGGTGTGCCTGTGTAAGTTGTTTCCCTGCTTCAGCGACAAGGCTAGCAAGATTGACTTCAACTTCTTCCGATAGGGGTTCATTAGGCGGCGGCAACGGTACGCCAAGGCGCTCCTCAATCTGTTTACGATAACTAAACCCTAGATGTTCAGCAATATGGGCCTGTAATGAAGCCATAATCTGCTGTGCTTGAGGATTCTGCCCGATTGCCTGTGCGATCATCGGGTCCTGCATAAACGAAGTATGAGTAGTAATATGAGCGTCATGGTCCTGATATATGAACGCCCGCATGGGTTTTCCAACCAACGTGGCCATATTCTCACTAACAGGATCAGTGGGGTTAATATCATCCTTAACAGGAACTAATTTATCGGCGTTCTTTACCCCTAACACCTCAATCATCTGCCTGTGGAGCTGCGGCAGGTCGTATATCTGTGGTGAAGACTGCGCCATCTGCAATACAGCCTGATACTGTACTACACGCTGGGCCATAGTAGAGCTGTTCGGATCACTTACAGGGATAACATCGACTGCATCGTAATCAGCCCTACGTGCGCCCATTTCTCCACGAAGAGGCTTATAGTCGTACTCTTCAGGCGCATATTCCGACATTATATCCTTGAGGAGCTTAAACTCCTGCTTCATGGCATAATGAACACGGGCCTGAACCGCAGCCATAGGCTTCAATGTACGTTCAAGTAGGGCTAATGTAGTCCCCACAGGGGCATTAGCAGACATATCAGAGATGTTCATATCACTGATAGCGCCCAACCTACGACCTTCTTGGGTTATCTGATTAAGAAGTTGTAAGAGTGTCTGACTAGGTTCCTTGTACGGGAGAGGCAGGATATTATCGCGTATAGAACCGCTGGGTACGTCTACGTCCCGCCACTCACCGGGTTCAATAGGAGTGTCATCCCCTTTAATCCGTAGACCCCTAGACTTAACACCACCGGGGAGGTTTGCCAGAGTTCCAGAATCTACTAATTGACGTATAATGGATGTACCGGCTTTGGCATAACCCCCGATGATATGGATAAGCCCGAGCCCATAAAATCCAAACCCCGGCACATATACATAATGTACGAAATGTTGACGTTTGAGCATAAGCTCATCGTCTGGGTCCCAGTTTCGACGTATAGCCAAAACTTCGGAGGTACCCCGCTCTATAGTAATGACATAGGGTTTAGCGATTTCATCGTCAGAATCATCAAAACCTTCTATGACAATATCAGCGTGTACCTCATACATCGTATATCGGTCGTCATCCGTTACCGAATAACCATCTTCTTCTGCCTTACGTTCCTCTATATCTGTATGGAACGGCCTAGGGTCTCCAATATCTGCATCCCTGTAGAACCCGTTGGCTTGCAATTTCTTTAAATCATTCTTGGTTTTACGCATGATATGCGTAACACGTTCCGCGCTCTCTATGTGAGATGCCCCATAAGGAACAATCACATCTTCGGCGGGAATATAAACCGCTGTCTGCCGTCCTATGTTCGGATCGAAATACACCTTCTTAAAGGCAGAACCAGAAAGTCCTAAACTATACAAAAGACGTTCATGCTCGGGACGATACTCCACCATACGTTCGGTGAGTTCATAGTTCATATCGGCCTTTACACGAGCCGCTGCTTCTTCCTTGTCCTTGGTTTCTTCCCCCAGAATCTTTGTTTTAACCGGGCCTGCTGCGGGGAAAGTCTCACTCATCGTCTCCGCTTGGAACCGTATAGCTGCCTCGGATAGTACGGTAGAATAGACGCCACACGCGCCCTCCCACGGATCACTACGCTCTTCGTACTTAAATCCTAGTACATCAAGACCCTTAACAAAGGTATCCGCCCAATCCTTGCGACTATCTACATCAGCATCGACTAATCCAATAACCTCATCTGCCAACTTTCGAAGTTCGTCTTCTTCCATATCTTCGGCAAGGTTGGCATCAAACTCTCCATCCTCACCAGCGCCACTATCAGGAACAAGCGTTATCTCTACGCTACCATCATCAAGCGTCACCATCTTGGGATCGACAATCTCAATCTCAAGATCAACTTCAGCCCCTTGCCCCTGCATATTCTCTGGTAGGGGGTTTAATGCCCGTTCAATAGCCATAATCTAATCCCTTAGCTTCATTATGTTCTGTATACTACTGCTAACATTGGAGTGGTCTACCACGCCGCCTTCGTAGAGCCCCCATATCTTCTTGAGTTCTTCCCAATCTTCTTCTAATGTTGTGTCTTCTGGAGGAGCGGTAAGAACTTGCCCCGGATGAATCAGGTCACGGTTTTCACCCAACCCACCTAAATCCTCGACACGAACCCCTAACTCTCTAGCTATCTCCGCTGCGGTATCACCGGCCTGAACAGTATGTTCTCTATCCGGGCCTTCCGGGCCTAACCCTATCATACTACCCGCTACATCAACCGTCTGCCCAACCTTATCAAAAAACCCTAACTCCTTACCTTCAACCCCTTCTAACTGTTTAACTACGGGGTCTTGCGCGCCTTGTTCAGGAACTAGCCGACTGCCAAACTCACGTTCAACTTTTTTGTTTATCTTCTTAAACTGCTCTGCTCCAGTGTTAACTTGGGTGAGGTGAAAATTCTTATATAAATCCCTAGCTGCGCCCGTATCGCCTCTACCCACCGCTTCTAGTAGCTTATTGGTACTACCCGGATTCTGCTGTAAATTAACTAGAGTTAAAAGTGCTTGGTCATCATATCCCAACCCGGTAACACTTTTATTAGTACGCGCATCAGCAAATTTTTTAGGTAATTTTTCCCCTAATATACTATATATCTTCGCCATCCGGGTAAGTGCTGTATCAAGAGAACTACCGTCAAACCCCTTACCACCATCATCGTTTAAAAATTGGAAATACCCCCCTGCCGAAGACTTTTTATTACTACCATGAGCAAGATTTTTTCTATCAGACTCTATTGCGGCTAAACCCTCTAGGAAATTATCAACGTTTCTAACGCCAGAACTATCCAGCCTCAGTACTTGATTAATGTATTCCCGTGGAGTACGCGCTTTACCTTTAGCCATACTAATAATATCCGTTTTGGCGATATTTAAAGAACCTAGGCTCTTCGGGTTCATCTGTGGGTAACCGTATAAATCCGCCTTGGCGGAAACGCATAAGAGCCATAATGGTAGAGTCAACCAAATCATCATGACTCATGAACGGAAACCCAGCTATTTCTTCTACAACTTCCTCGGCCCAACGTGTTGTTGGTACCCATACTAGTCCAGATGATACAATATCAGAAACAGAATTTAATCGAGCCAACTTATCTCCTGATCCCCGATGGGGGGTGTATTCTTGTACAGGTAACCCCATCCTACGCATTTCCTGATACAGCGCGGTACCGGAACTCTTCTTCTCAACAATAAACGCGTCTGGGTCCCAACTAGAGTATTCTTCCATAGCCAACTCTTTTAGCTCAGGAAATTCCAAACGCTTCTTTATACTGTTTAACAGAATTATATTATGTGCGCCAGTATGTTCGTTTAAGAACACGCCCCACGTTGTGAGTGCGGTAAAATCAGCTCGGTTATGCGATTCTGCTGCCGCATCCAACGACATTATGATATACTCACATAGTGGCGGAGCCTCGTCTCCCCACGACTGCCACCATTCACGTTTTACTATAGACGCCTCTTCCGCGGTGGGTTCTTGCTGATATTGAGCATTCCATTGGAAAGTAGGCATTGAAGCCTTGGTACGATGAAGCGCGTTAAGATCGAAGAATTCAGGCCACAACGGTTTTTCCGTATACCCGGACCCCTTTTTCCTAGGTACTTCCAGAATTGCCGGAAACTCCACTATTTCATATTGGTCGGCTTTATCGTTCTGGGACATATCGATTACAACCCGCCCAGTCAGGTCGTCCATATGCCACCGCGTTTGAATTATCGCTACACTACCGCCGGGCATCAGCCGTGTGCGAGCGCCGTAAGTGAACCAATCATAGGCTTTTGCAAATACGTCGAAGTTTCCATTTATAACGTCTTGTTCTGAATGAGGATCGTCGATAAGAAGTAAGTCGGCTCCGCGGCCAGCTATAGAAGAACCAATACCACATGCATAATACTCTCCACCTACACTAGTATTCCACCTACCGGCTGATTTCGAGTCAACTGCAAGCGAAACGGTAGGAAAAATCGCCTTATAGTCGTCTGTAGCTATCAAATTACGTACTTTTCGACCAAAATCCACCGCCAAATCCGTGGTATGCGACACCATCATCACTTTTTTACCCGGATTACGCCCCAAATACCACGCTGGGAACATAATCGAGACTAATTGGGACTTACCGTGTCGAGGCGGTATGTTAACACATATACGATCCTTCTTCCCTTGCTCGATATCCATCAACATATCCGCCAAAATACGGTGGTGTTTACCTACTTTATAATCTGGCTGCATATGTTGACAAAACGCGATCAGGTCATCGTACGCTCTCTGGTTATAGTCACGCGTACTAAGCTCATTCACGATGGTATTAATGTCACTTAGTTCCTGCGACGTATATTTATCCAGATTATCCAGCATTACCTGAATATCGGATTCGGTGAAGTCCTGTATGGCCGCACTACTCTCCGGCATCGGCCTTATTCTCCGGCTTTTTGCCCAATCCTAGCTCCTCATCTACGTCTATAACCTCACCATCAAGGGTAACAGGGCTGGATTCTTCAGGATTTACTAGTTTCGCCAGTTTCGCGCGCAGATTTTCCCTTAAATCCTCGGTAGATTGATGTGTTACGGTTATTTCAGACTTCTCAGAGAACAAACCTACGTCCGATATCTTACCCAACAACTCCAAAGCACGGATGCGTACCCTCGCGTCGGGGTTCTCCGCTTCCAGAACCAGTTTATTAGTAACCAGATGCCGTATCTGTACTGCACTTTCTACAACAGACTGCCCGAACTCCTGTAAAATACTATTAGTCATAAGGAGAGACGCGGGGGTTAGAGTGGACGCTCGCTTGGCGGTGACTTTTTTTGAGGTCTTTTCAGGATTATCTGCGTAGGATATAGCTAATTTCGCGGCTATGTCCTTATCTTCAGCGGTAGGCTCTATGTTTAACCCATGTTCAGCTAGTTTAGACGCGGTGTTGCACGCGTATTCAGCGCGGTCTTTCAAATCTATATATGGTGTATCAGATGATAGTGGTACCCCTAACTCGGGGTTTACAACTAAAGGCATAAAACTCTTTCGCAGGTTTAAACGCCGCGCCCGCGGCATTGTGGGAACCGTAACCAAACACTACCAAATAAAATTTTTATGCACAAGTTATTTGGGACTCCAATAGGGGGGGTATTCTATATATGCACATTACACAC